CTATTCATGCATTTTGCTGGAAACCTGATGCTGCTCCAGTAGATTTGGTGGAGTGTATGTGGTGGGATTGTTTTTCTCCGTACATTGACGTACAAGTTCGCTCAAGATTATCTGGATTAAGAGCTGAACTCATCAACTATAAAGGAAAAAAGAATGAAGGAACATACATGTTCACTCTCGATTGGTCGTGGGAGTCGAAATCAACATTAAATACTAATTTCAGTGAAACTCCAGAGCACAAATGTGCTCATTTTTTCAAAATGGACAATGGAAATTATTACGCATATCCAAATAATAAAATTTTATGGTACGATGATGCGTGGACAAAGAATAGAATTGAAAAAAATCCAGGTTATGAAATTGATTTGATGGAATATTCTGTGGAAAATTTAAGAAAAATTGAAACTTCTGATGACTTTATGTACGAAGTTACAAAATTCGGGATAGAAACCCCGTAAAAAGTTCTGATTTAACAAATCAGGAGCAAAAAAATGAACAAACAAACCAATAGAGACTCAAATTATATGTACCAAATGTGGGAAACTTCACATTTGACCAATGATTATAGTTGGGGACAAAAACTTGAGAGGCAAAAGATGCTTCGTGAGATTGTAAATGATGATATTACCCCCAAAAAACATGACTTTTCAGTTCAGAATGAACTTCACTCAAAGATTCGCAATGATGAAGATTATGATGATTGGGAATATGGAACTGAACCACTCTATGAATCAAAAAATCCCTGATAAATAAGTTAGATTTACTTAATTTTATGCCTGTAGAAAGGATAAGTAGAGACTTTAAAGATCTAAGCATGTCCTTTAAGGTAAATCCGATCAATTATGATCTGATTGCTCTTAAAAATGAGACTTCTATTTCTAGATCTATTAGAAATTTAGTTCTCACCTATCCAGGAGAAAAATTTTTTAATGAAGATTTTGGTTCAAAGGTAAGTCGTTCTCTCTTTGAGAATATGGATGACATATCCGTATCAATTATTAGAGATGAAATTCGTTCAACCATTCAAAACTTTGAACCAAGAGTTGATTTGATTGATGTAATTGTTGACTCCGATTTTGATAATAATTCCTTTAACGTTACGGTAGAATATTATATTATTGGTATTGATGCTCTTCCTCAACAGTTATCATTCACACTTCAGCCAACACGCTAATGGCATTAGTTAACTTTACCAATCTAGACTTTGACCAAATAAAAATTTCGATCAAAGATTATCTTAGATCGAATTCGAATTTTACTGATTATGATTTCGAAGGATCCAATTTATCAACATTAATTGATGTTTTAGCATATAATACGTACATCTCATCGTACAATGCTAATATGATTAGCAATGAGGTGTTCATTGATAGTGCAACGTTGAGAGAAAATGTTGTTTCTTTGGCAAGAAATATTGGATATGTACCAAGATCAAAAACTGCCGCAAAGGCATCAATATCATTTTTTGTAGATACTACAGGTTTTACTCCACCACCCATTACCCTAACTTTCAAGAAAGGAGTTGTTTGTACATCGTCAAATACTTTTGGAACTGAGAGTTATTCATTTGTACTTCCATCAGACGTAACTGTACCTGTTATTAATGGAATAGCATTATTTGAAGATGTTCAAATTTATGAAGGAAGTTTTTTAACAACAAATTTTATAGTCGAATCCGAAAATCCAGCTCCACCCCAAAGATATATTCTTGATAATGCAAATATTGATACTTCTTTAATTTCCGTATCTGTAAAAAATACTCAGGGAAGCACCACAGCAAGAAAATTTGTTCTTTCTGATAATTTACTTGCAGTTACTTCATCATCTAGAGTATTTTTTATTCAAGAAGTTGAAGATCAAAGATACGAATTAATTTTTGGAGATGGAGTATTTGGAGAAAAACTTCAATCATTAAACTATATTGAAGTATCTTATGTTGTTACAAGTGGAGAAAGTGGAAATGGTGTGGCATCTTTTATTTTTAATGGAAGATTATTAGATAATAACAACCGCATAATCACCTCTGGAATCTCATTAGTAACAACAAATATTTCTTCCCAAGGCGGAAAGGAAATTGAATCGATAGAATCAATTAAAAAGTATGCGCCAAGAATTTATGCGGCACAAAATCGCGCAGTAACTGCATCAGACTATGAAGCATTGATTCCAAAAATATATCCAGAAACTCAGTCAGTATCTGTTTTTGGTGGAGAAAATTTGGATCCTCCACAATATGGAAAAGTTTTTATCACCATAAAACCATTTTATGGACCCTTTGTTCCAAATTCAATTAAAAACAATTTAAAGAAAGAACTTAGAAGGTATGCCGTTGCAGGAATAATTCCAGAAATTCTCGACCTAAAATATGTTTATGTTGAGGTTGATGTAACTGCATATTATGATTCCAATCTTGCCCAGAGTTCTGATTCAATAAAAACATCAATATTGAGTAATATCACTAATTATGCAAATTCTACTGAACTGAACAAATATGGCGCAAGATTTAAATATAGCAAATTCCAAAAAATTATTGATGATAGTCACGAATCTGTTTCATCAAACATTACAAAGATTCAAATCAGAAGAGATTTAAAACCTGCTTTGGGTCAAGTTGCAGATTATGAAATTTGCTTTGGAAATGCATTTCACATTAAAGATAAGACTGGATATAATATCAAGTCTTCGGGATTTACTGTGGCAGGAATCCAGCAAACAGTTTATCTCGGAGACTTGCCAAATTCTGATTTGAAAACTGGTTCGATATTTTTATTCTCCGACCCAAATCTCGCAAATCCAACAATAAGATTGGGGTCCATTGGAACAATTTATTATGATAAAGGGGAAATTCTATTGAATGCAATTAAAATATTATCGACACAAAAATCTTTAGGTGGAGACTCTACTATAGAAATTTCTGCTGTTCCGGTTTCAAATGATGTTCTTGGAAAACAAGATCTTTATTTGCAACTAGATATTAATAAGAGTACATTGCAAATGAAAATTGATGATGTTTCTTCTGGCGGCGATACTTCAGCATCAATGTATGATGTTACATCAAGTTACAATAATGGCATTCGCATAAGAAAATAAAAAAAATGGTAGATACAAGAATTAAAATCAGTTCAATTGTCGAAAATCAACTTCCTCTTTTTGTAAGGGAAGAATTTCCGCTGGCAAATGAATTTTTATCGCAATATTATGAATCTTTGGAATCTAAGGGAGGAGTACTCGATATTCTTCAAAATATTGATAAGTATATAAAGTTAGAACAACTTACAAATCTTGTAGAATCTACCACAACTACATTAAGTTTAAGCCAGATTGATGAAACAATCAACGTTACATCAACCATAGGATTTCCGGATTCATATGGATTGCTAAAAATAGGTTCCGAAATTATTACATATAAATCAAAAACAAATACCACATTTATTGATTGTGTAAGAGGGTTTAGTGGAGTCACATCATATAAAGATCCTCTAAAAACAGATCACTTAATATTTTCTACATCAAATATTGAAGATCATGCGGATGGTTCTGAGGTATCGAACCTTAGTATTTTATTTTTAAAAGAGTTTTATAAAAAAATAAAAAATCAATTTTCTCCAGGATTTGGAAATAGAGATTTATATTCAGGAATTAATCAAAATCTTTTCATTAAACAATCTAAAGATTTCTACTCGTCCAAAGGAACGGATGCGTCATTTGAAATCCTTTTCAGAGCTTTGTATGGAGAAGATGTTCAGGTAATCAAACCTAGGGATTATCTTTTCATACCTTCCAATTCTCAGTATAAAGTTACTAAAGATCTTGTTATTGAACCTTTAGAAGGAAATCCCCTAGATTTAACAAACAGAAGTCTATTTCAAGATGAAACTTCAATATTTAAAAAATCTTTTGGGTCCGTAAATGAGGTAGAAAAAATTATTAGAGATAATAAAGAATACTTCATTATAAGTTTAGATTATGGAAGTAATAAAGATATTTCAGTAGAAGGGTCAATATCCGGAGATTTTTCTATTCACCCCCAAACAAAAATAATCACTAATGTTTCAATTGGAGGAGAAGTTCTTGATGTAGATTCTACTGTCGGATTTCCCGAATCTGGAGAATTAATTGTAGATCTTGATAATGGAACTTCTGTTGTTATTGGTTATACTTCAAAATCATACACTCAATTTTATGGTTGTTCTGGGATTGATCAGGAATTAAAATCAGGACAAAATATAAGAATTAACTCATATGCATACGGTTATTCTGGAATAGGGACAGAATCTTTAGTCAAAATTAGAATTACTGGAGTTCTTTCAGATTTAGAAATAAACTCTTCAACAAGATATCATGTTGAAGGAAGTAAAATTGAAACAAAGAGTCTTGGAAAAAATATTGAAGATCTTAGAGCAAACAATTGGATTTTTAATATTGCCACAACGTATGATATTGATACAATAACTATTACGGATTTAATAAGTTTTTCGTATGAAGTGAGAACATTTGATGATCATGATATTATTATTGGAAATACTGTTAAATTAATTTTTACTGATGGAACAGAAGTAACGTCGACTGTCTCCGAAATTAGAAGTGGAAAATCCTTTACTATTAGTGGTCAAGGACCACTAGACACTTCTAGAAAAAATAAAGTACAGAAGTTAATAAGAAAACTAAATTCTTCAAATTTTCCGTTATCAAACCAATATAGTGCAGATGTTCAGAATGTATATGAATCACAAAATGGTTCTTTTTATGTAACATCTTCTTCACTTCCTAGTTACCTAGATTCTCCATTAGATATCAAGAATAGATCCGTCACATTCTCAGGAACTTTTAGTGGAACTGACTTAGATATAGGTTTGCACGGTTTTTATACTGGGGATGCTGTATCATATACCCCAGTATCAATCTCCAATACTTTAGGTATTGAAAAGGGAATTTATTATGTAAAAAGAGTCAATTCTACCACAATTAAACTTTCAAATAGTAGATCCAATCTTTATGATGGAATTTATAATAATTATAATGCAACGGTAACAAATAATAATATTGTTTTTAAAGATTTTGCAGACCAA